TACGGTCAAGAAGCCGTTACCAGAGCAATATTCGGAGGAATGAATTAAACATAATGGCTAACTACAAGAACAGTAAAAATCCACAGACTGCTGCTCCCAAATATTTACCGCTTCCTTTCTGTTTTTCAGAAGATCACACGGTAGGCTGGTTCTTCAGGGAGAAAAGACCTAATGAGAAGACTGCAGAGTTTGTCATTGTAGACCTGGAAACTACAGGACTTAATATTGCCAAGGATGAGGTGATTGAAGTTGCTCTGCTCAGAGCCACATACTCCATGGAGAGCTTTGATATTCTTGCAATCACCAAAGTATATGACGGCCTTAGAGAACCATCTGCGCCTTTGAGTGAAAAGATTGTAGAATTAACCGGTCTGACTGATGAAAAGCTTGTTGGCCACACCATAGATTTTCAGAAGATTTTTGAAATACTTAAAGGCGTTAATCTGATTATTTCTCATAATGCGTCCTTTGACAGGCCATTTTTTGAGAAGCTTATGGAAGGGCATATCGATTCCAGATTCTACTGGGGCTGTTCTATCGAAGGCATATCATGGAAGCTTGGCCACAGGAAAGAAAGCACTGCTCTGGTTAATCTGCTACACTCCTGCGGTTATGACTATGATGCCCATAGAGCACTTAACGATGTTTATGCGCTGGCCACACTGCTGATTCATGAGAAGGTAATCAAAGAACTTATCCTGAATACCCGCAGAGGCTATCAGATTGTAAGTATCCGAAATGCTGAAAGTCTCTCCTATGACGAATTAAGAAAGCTTCGTTTTATGTACTGCTCAGAGCAGAATAAATACTACAAGACGATTCATGGTACCCAGCTTAATTTCTATCTTAACGGAATCAGTAAGCTCGGTATCCCAAGAGAATTTGTTGAAGTTAAATCAGTAAGCGGACTTAATGCTTTTAGAATGATGTAAATATTTAAACAAGAAGGCAGATATGATAACCAGTCTAATAAAAAGCTCAATTGAAGATGGTTATAGTGCACCCTTTATCTCTCTTCTTCGCAATTATGGTTTATGGGCCCGCTACTTCGGTTGCGTGGGATACAAAACACATGGAAGCTCCTCAGAAAGTTATATCATTGACGATGAGAGCGCGTTGATAATAGACGGCGCATTCGGCCATTTAAAACAGACAAGACCAAATATATTTCTACTGGTAAGAATGTATTACATTAACGGCTGGGATGAATATGACATCCTTTCCGTAATCAGAGAAAAGCCAGGCAGAAAACCAAAAGTTAAAAAACGCAGAAATTTCTTCGCAGTCAAATCCAATGAGCAGGGCTGTTTAAACTACCTTAACGCTCAGGCTGTAAGAGAGCTGATTATTCGAGGTGAAAAACTAATCTTTGACTACCTGCAGGAGCGCGCCAATGGTTAGTTTTAAATACCAGGGGAAAGTATATAGGTCTCTCAAAGAATGCTGCCAAGATTTACATATCTCCTACTCAAAGGTCAGACGTTTAACCAGGCATTATGTTCGTGCTCATGATGATCCGCTTCTCGCTGTGAAGTGGGTTACTGGAGAGGAATATATCGCCTATAACGAACAGAAGACTGAAGCTTATTACAAGGATATGGAGCTTGCAGCTGAAAGGCAGATGAAATTCAGGGATAACTGCAGGGAGAAATTGAAGGCGATATTTGAGCCGACTTAAGAGGTGTATAGGAATGAAAAGAGACTGGAACGAGATTAAAGAAATACTTGAAGCTATTGAGGAAGATCGCTTTGCTGAATACATCGGGAAAAACGGTGAATTTTTTGATGATTCAATGATGACTCCCGGAAGAAAAAGACAGAAGCTTGAAGAACTGGGGGCTGAACGCAGAGATATAATCCTAGGTCACATTGAACTCTTAGTGGATGCAGGTATTATTAAGGGGATTAAAATTGATTACTTCACTTCAGGTTCCATAGCCGGTCTAACAAAGCTAAGGCCTCGTATAACTATGGAAGGTTATGATTTGCTGCAATACCTGCGCTCTTCAAAATTCCGGAAAGCTTTAACAGAATACTGCGGAAAAATAGGAACTGAGCTTACACTGGATGTTCTAAAATGCTCCATTCCAGTAATTCTGAAAATGCTTGGAGGATAGTAATTTGCAAATCAAGCTTTTTTATACTAACATTACAGACGAGCCTCAAAACTCACAACTATCAGCGCAGGGTCATTGCGTCAAAACATGACCGTTTCATAATCCGACATAATTAAGCTGTATGCTTAGGCATACGGCCACAAGCTATGTCGGGAGTTGGATAATACAATAGCCTTCGTGGTGAATATTCCAGCTGTGTCTGATAGTGCAGTTTTGAGCTCCCGACGCCCATCAAAAGGCATTCATCAAAAAAATAACTATCAGGAGACATATTATGTCGAACACATCTTTAGTATTCCTCTCAGAGGATCAATCTTTCCCTGTAACCACATCTGAAGTAATAGCTACTGCTCTGGATAAAAGAGCGACTGACGTATTAGAACTTGCAAAGAAGTACAAAGAGAATTTAGCCAAGTTCGGTGTAGTTCCGTTTAAAACGGAGCTACAAAACAGAGGTAATAGAAACGGTACTCAAGAAAAAGAAGTTGCTATCCTTAATGAACAGCAGGCTTATTTCCTTGTTACTCTGATGAGAAATTCAGAAAAGGTCATTAAATTTAAGCTGGCTCTGGTTAAAGCTTTCTTTGAAATGCGAGAGCAGATTCAGGAGAAAAAGACCAGTCAGCTTTTAGAACAGGCCTATCAGAGAGGACTACTGGAAAACAAGCGTTCAAGTTCTGTTACTCTCAATGAAGACAACCTTAATTGTGCACTTAAAACCTTATCCTGGCTTAATTCCAATAGAGCGGATTTTAAAGCTAACTACGAAAGACTTCGTGAAATTATGAAACAGATGCAGGAGCTTAAGGAGACTCTTGAAATGCTGTGGTGTAATCTTGAGGTTTCTTCAAAAATCGGTGAAAACGAGCTTAAGAAGATTCTTAAACAGATGGAATCGGTAGCTTAGAGCGCGGTGGTATAAAACAGGGGGATATATTCTCCCTGTTATGAAATACATCCAATTTTAAAAAATGTGATAAGATCCACGCTCTCTCGTGATACTATACTGAATATAAAAGCTTGGAGAATTAAGTTTATGCTGTCGTTTGAAAAAATAATGAATAACACTGTGGGCGTCTTTGGTGCTCAACAGGAATATTTTGAGGATGCATGTAGAGAACATGACGAACTTAAGAAACAGTTAGAGTCCAAATCAGAGATTGAACAGCAAAAGGGAATTGGATTACTGTTTGAGGAAGTTGGTGGTTATATGCGTCAAGCTATAGCTCAGATTGATAGCGAATTGAGAACCAAATGATAAACAAAAAAGTTGAAACAAGATCTCAAGCTGTAGTAACTCAGACTTATATAAGTCCTCTCCCTCCTGCATCAGAAGCTGAGAAATACGAAAAACTATTAAAGGGCTCAGTCGACAGAATCTTTACAATGGCTGAAGAACAGCAGAAAAAGAACTATCAGAGAGATTTTACTTTACTGGCTAACGATGAGCTCAAAATTAAAAAGAGCTATCAGGTTGCAATGGTTGCAATGGCTTTTGCTTTTACTTTGTGCGGCATTTCTGTTGCGGTCGGAGCTTGGCTTGTCGCATCTGGTCATGAAGTCTGGGGAACAATATTCAGTGCTCCATGTTTTATTGCAATTCTCAGATATTTTTTAGGTTCTCAGAAAAAATCTTAAATAAAGCTTACGTACAATATCTTTTGTTTAATTTTGTGAGTTTGATCTTGTTTTTATATAAAAAAGATCGTTAAAAGATCGTTTTTTCAAAATATACTTAGAAACAATACAATGAAGAATTGTTTCTAAATGTGCATAAAATACCTATAAGCAAGGGCCCTGTCATCTGACGGGGCTTTTTTATTTCTATTGCGTATGTGAGGTCCCGTGATGTCGTGGTGGGAAGATCAATTACAGCATACACAGCAGTCGCCTGGGGTGATTTCTGCGGTTACAGCGATAATCACGTCAATACTAACCACTTATCGGAGGAATCCGAAGATGAAGTTTATTCAGCGTGTAACCGAGGCTTTAACCTGTGCTTTATTGTCACTGGGTTTAACAAAAGCAGGTGTTCTTTATTTTGATTTAAGTCCTGATTGGGCTGTCCCTGTAGCAGTATTTGTTTCATGGATTGGAACAGATCAGATAAAGATTGTGCTGGCTAAACTTTTTGAAAAGTATATCGCTAAGAATTAAATGCCATTATCAAAGAATCACTGTCCGCTGGAGACTGTAGAGCAGCAGAGAGTAATCTTATGGGCAGACCGTCGAAAGGTGGGAGCTGATACTGTAGGCTCCTTTCTTTTCGCCATACCAAATGGCGGTTCCAGAGCTAAGACTACAGCAAGATTTTCCTCTGAAGCATTCAGAATGAAACGTGAGGGAATTCGCCCTGGTGTTCCTGATTTAATGCTTGCAGTACCTAAAAATGGACTGGCAGGGCTCTTCATTGAAATGAAAAGAGCTGTGAAATTCTTATCCAGAGTTTCTGAAGAACAGAAACAGTGGCATAAACGTCTTTCTGACATCGGCTACAAGGTCGTTGTCGCTTATGGAGCTGATGAAGCTATAAGTTCAATCTGCGAATATCTGGGGATTGAAAATGATCGCAAGTCCTAACTGTATGAAACTGATTCAGCACTTTGAATCATGTAAACTTAAAGCCTATCCTGATATTTTCGGAATCCCGACTATAGGTTGGGGACATACAAAAGACGTTAAGCTCGGAATGACCTGCACTCAGGAGCAAGCCGACAAATGGCTTCAGGACGAGATTCACTCTTTTGAATCTCAGGTACTCAAAGCACTGAATAAAGATCATATTGAAGTCAATCAGACCCAGTTTGACGCACTTGTCTGTATTGCTTATAACCTTGGAACTTATACTTTAGTTCACGGTCATCGCAACGCACCGGCTACTAAAACCGGACAGCTTTGGCAGAGCCTGAAAGATAAAAATTTTGAGAAGGCTGCTGAGAAATTCCTACTTTACACCAATAAGGGAGTTCGTGGACTGGTTATCCGCAGAACAGCTCAATCCATGCTCTTTAAAGGTCAGATGACCATTGACGAAATTCTTGACTGGGTTCGTCAGGAGCAAGCTAAAAAATAAAGATGCTCTTTATAAACAAGTGAGCGGGGTTCTTTTTGCTGGCTTTCTTGTACCACCAATTGCCGTTGACTCAGCGAAGAGAAAACCAGCTACCGATTACTCCTTATGTTTGTTTGATGTATGCTCATCAGTCATTTGATTGGTGAGCAATTTTTTTTGAGCATAAGATTTTTAGGGCGCATAGCTCCCTGTCATAGAAGAGATTTTTGAGATTTTGAGTCTCTTTAATAAGCTATGTAGGCTTAATACCTCTAGGACTACCCGTAGTCTTTTTATCATAACAGTGTCGTGCGCTGTTGGGCTAAAAGGCACGAAATACCGCTCTGGTGTACGGGGCATTTGATTGCTGTTGACTGCGCTGACGAGCGCGGCCATGGTTGGTGGTGTGCTTTGAATAGTGTGCTAGAACAATCGCAGGAATTAAGGAGAGGTTCGATTCCTCAGAGCGGTGCCAATTCTCTTTTGGGAGGCCTTATCTTATGAAATTAAAACTTGATCACCTGATTCAGGTGCATGAACGTCATTGTGAATTTCCAAGAGTTAGTTTTCCTCCTGTGTCTGATAATTACAAACGCCTTTATAAAAGAAAACCGAAACTTGAACTGGTTGAGTTGTGGAATCAGCTCTGGGCAAATCCTAATTATCCTTTCACTGCAGGTTAAATATGAATTCGATTCTTACGAAAGCTGTTATTGTCGTTGCCTGGTTTTTTCTTGGAGCCCTGGCCGGTTATTCGTATTCAGCGGATAAATATGAGCTTCAGCTTAAAGCTTTAGAGAAAGAAGCTGCAAATCTTGAGATAAAGGCAATTGAAGATCAGAGAAACAAAGAATATGAATACTATTTTCTATCCAATGAGAATGCTAAAACAGTTCAGACCAGTATTGAACAGATTACTAAAGACTTCAGTGCTGCTGTGTCTGATGGTCTCTCTTTCAGGGTGCTCAACGAGACCAGTTCAGATACCAACACGGCAGCATTGTCCTCAGATGCCTCAGCTACCAGCTCAGTACAGAAAGGTAGATGTGAATGCTCTGCAAAGGACAAAGCAAAACTTCAGCGACTATATGAACAGCAATTAGTTGTTGCTCGTGACTGTGATATCAACTCAACCTACCATAATAAGCTGATTGAGTGGTATGACATGATTTCTCAGAAGTCAAATGTAAAGGAATAAGTCAAATGAAACTTCTAACAATATGTTATACAGTAATCAAACTGGCTATTTATCCAGTCTTTTGTGCTGGCGTAAGTGTTGTGATTTATTCTTTATATAAAAACGGTCTTCCAGACCTAATTTCCTTAGCTTATTCTGGAGAAACAACTAACATTTATACTGTGCAGGTAGATTCCTTTTTGATTGTGCTATTTGTGGCATTATCATTCTTCTGTCTTGGAATTCTTGCTGTTGCTGTGTCTCGTCTTGTTTATGAATTTCTTGTTGTACGCTCTGTTCGTAAACTGTTTGACCGTATTGATAAATCTCAGAAATTCCATAAATAAGTCCGTTAATTGCAAAGCCTATTAGAAGCTCTTTAATAATTACCTGGTACAGAGGTTTAGGCTTTGTATTCTTTGCAACGACATTTAATTGATTGGATATATTCTTAAGTTCTGCTTTGATAGCAATAGGATCTAAATCTGCAAAACCAATCAGGGTTTGAGTTGATTCCTGTATTGATAACTTTTGCGTTGCATTATCAAAGTCTGTTTTGGATTTGTCGTCAAGAGATTCAACTTTTTCATAACCTTTAACAATACATTGAAAATCTTCTTTCTTTAATCGTTTTATTTCAGAACAGAGTTCATTCTGAGAATTGGTATCTAACGTATTGATGATTGAAGATAAGTATTTAGCATGTTGAGCAAACTGAACTGCTGCTTTAGCCAGGGAAGGAGAAACAAGTTCTTTTACAGCCATAGCCCATTTTATTGATGGTTCCATGGCTAAGAATGTTGTTCTGAGAATAGTTTCAAACTCCTGAGAATAAAATATCTTGTTGACTGAATAAACTGTTTTAGCGAGAGCCAGCATTGTCGGATTATATAACTTATACATGCTTTCAATAGCTTGCTGCAGGGCAGGATCAATGCTTAAAGTTAGATTGTTCTGATTCATAAACTATCCTTGTATGTAAAAAGGCCAAAGCACAGATGATTGTCGCAGATTGTCTGTGCTTTTCTTATTTTATAACTAAATATGAAAACAAGTGTAAGACCTCATCCGTGTCCTATATGTATGCGTCTGACTACAAACAAAGGCATGTGTGACGAATGCTATAACAGAAGGAAGACAAGCGGATACATAGAAACATGGAGCCGTAACCAGCAAACAACTCAGATACATCAGCAGTATTACACTGGAAGATGGAAGAAGATTCGAGCACAGGTCTTAAGTCGTGACAACTATCTTTGCCGTGAATGTTTAAAGCAGGGCAGAGCTACTACCGCTACTGAGGTTGACCACATTGTTCCTACAGCGAAAGGCGGAAGAATGTTTGACATGGAAAACCTGCAAAGTCTATGTCATGAATGTCATCGAATCAAATCAAAAGCTGACAAGGGGTAGGGGGCTTTAAATCTCTACGAATTTAAGCCAATCTACCGAGCGCCCTAAGTTTTTTTATTTTCGTGGTCAAATTAGCAAACTCTAAGAGGGGCAACCCATGGCAGAGAAAACACGTGTCAGAACACGTGCAAGAAAACAGGTTTCAGGTGCAATTCATGCAGTTGGTCAGGGCAGACCACGTAAAAACTCAGCAAAAAATTATGCAGATGAACTCATAACAGGAAAGATTATAGTTCCTGAAATTATTGCTGATGATGCTCTAGCCTGTCAGTTCTGGGAAACCTCCTCAGAAATATTAATCATAAGAAAAGTTCTGAAACCTGCACATGTTCCTCTATTAATGATGTACTGCTCTGCTGCTAGTACGTATTTTTCAACCCCAGCTCAGATTGTGGCCAAAGGTTTAGCTGAGGAAGATCTGAAAACTGGAGCTTTAAGACCAAGTATTGCAACTGTTAAACATCAGGCTTATCAGCAGATGATTAAAGCAGGTTCTCTTTTAGGTTTAGATCCGCTTTCTGAGCTGAGAACCGGTTTACTTAAGGAAGATAAGGAGAAGGATGCCATCGATGCAAGGTCTGACTTCTCGCAGTTTGATTAGAAAACTGGCTAATTTTCCTCATGTTAAAAAAGGTTATAAGTATGCTTGTGATGTAGCTGAGGGGAAGATTTCTGTTTCGGCCATTACAAAAATGGCATGTGAGAGATTCCTGAATGATTTACAAAAGCAGGAATCTGTATCGTGGCCATATTATTTTGACTGCGAACAGGGAGAGAGAATCTGCAAGTTTGCAGAGATGCTGCCTCATGTTAAAGGTAAATGGGCCAGAGCATCCATCCTTGAAAGACTTATAAACCTTGAGCCCTGGCAGTGCTTTCTCTTCATGAACGTTAACGGATGGAGAGACAAGAAAAGAAAGATCAGAAGATTTACTGAAGCCTATGTAGAGATTCCCAGAAAGAACGGTAAATCAGTTATTGCAGCTGTTATTGGTCTGTACTTCTTCCTTTGTGATAAGGAACCAGGTGCAGAAATCTACTGCGGTGCTACTACAGAAAAACAGGCTTTAGAAGTATTCAGACCTGCCCGCCGTATGTGCGAGTTAAGACAGGAAATGCGTGGACATTTCCATATCGAGGTCTACAAACAGCAGTTAAAGCTTCCTGATGAATCAATGTTTCAGCCTATTATCGGTAAGCCTGGCGATGGTTCATCTCCTCATCTTGCAATTCTTGATGAGTTCCACGAACACGCTGATTCATCTGCATATGATGCGATGCAGACAGGTATGGGCGCACGTGAACAGCCTTTACTGCTGATTATTACCACTGCCGGATTTAACTTTGAATGTCCATGTCATGATAAACATGACGAATGTATTCAGATCTTAAATGGAACAGTCGAAGATGAGCGTATGTTTGCGCTTATTTATACAATTGATCCAACAGATGATCCTTATTCAATTGAGGCTCTGAAGAAAGCTAATCCTAATTACGATGTTTCCGTAATGGAAGATTATCTTGAACGTCAGATGCAGAACGCAAAGCGTTCTCCTGCCAATCAGAATAAGTACCTGGTTAAGCATCTGAATGTATGGACAACTGCTGACAGTGCATTCTTTAACATGGTTGAATGGACGAAAGCAGCAGATACCTCGTTAAAATGCAGTCAGTTCAAAGGTACCAAGTGCATTTTTGCAGTTGACCTTGCTACAAAACTTGATCTTGTTGCCTTTGTAATCATCTTTATCAAGATGATTAACATCGATAAGCACTACTACATTTTTTCTCACTTTTATCTTCCTGAAGACACTGTAGACGATGTAGAAAATCCAAATTTCAAACTTTATCAGAAATGGATCAGAACCATGGGCTCTGATGGTGCTCCTGTCTTGACAATGACCAATGGAGCAGAAACCAGCTTTAAGTTTCTTGAAGAAGAAATTATGGATGCCTGTAGAGAATACACACCTACAGAAGTGGCTTTTGATATTTGGAACGCTCAGTCGTTAATGCAGAACTGTCAGGAACGTGGCGCTCCATGCGTTGAAGTCCCTCAGAATGCCAGAGCGCTGTCTCCTGGAATGAAGGAGCTGGAAGCTGCTCTCAAATCAGGAAGAGTTCACCATGACGGTAATCCGATTCTTGCTTGGTGTATAAGCAATGTGGTGGCTCATGAAGATAAAAACAGCAACTATAAGCCAAATAAAGAACGAAAATCCTCAAAAATTGACGGTGCTGTAGCCTCAATTATGGGTATTTCTCGTGCTTTAACCATGAAAGGAATGACAATTGCTGAAGCAATAGACCAAGGTTACGGAGTAAGAACTTTATGATTTTTGATTTTTTAAAGCGTGGAAAAACAAAAAAACGCTCAAATTCAAGCTCTGATTCTGCGCCTGTAATCTCCAGTACGGCATTTTATAACATTTTTAACGGTTATCTTGACCCAATGAGAGCAAGTACCGTTTATGCCTGTGTAAAAGTTCTTGGAGAATCAATCGCAATGCTTCCATGGGAAGTATTTAAGTATGGTTCAAATAAGAATGCCGATGGCACACCTTCGTCTTATCCCCCAAAATATGAGCAGTGGGATCATCCTTTAAATAATTGTCTGCTAAAGAAAGCAAATCCTAACCTAAGTGCAATTGCCTTTCGTATGTTTATGATGCGTTCACTGGTTTTAACCGGTGATGCCTATGCGTATGTGGTTAGAGATTCAAGAGACAGATGTGTTGAGCTGTGGGCTTTAGATCCAAGGCGAGTAGCTGTCACACTAAGAGAAGATGGAACCCTCAGATATGATGTTTCCTTCCTGAATGGAAAATATATACCTGACTGTCCAAGAGATCAGCTCTTCCATGTGCAGATTAATCCAGGTGATGAGTATGGTATGCATGGTGTTAATCCAATTGCCCTGCAGAGACGACTGCTGAATATTGATGATAATGCTATTGATTCCCTCGTTACTCAGTACAACAACGGTATCAATACCAATCTGTCAATTAGTATGCCTGACGGAGTTTTTCTTGAGGGGGACAGATTCACAAGATTACAGAAACAGATTAATAAATCTTATGCCGGAGTTAAGAACTCGGGTAAGCCTCTGTTACTTGAAGGCGGTTTAAAGGCTCAGCCTCTTGGTATCAGTAACAAAGACTCTCAGTTTTTAGAGCTTTATCAGTTTACTCAGGAGCAGATCTGCAAAATCTTTAGAGTGCCCCCTCACATGATTGGTGATTTGACTCATGCGACTTTCTCCAATATCGAACACCAGTCCATTGAGTTCTTGAACTACTGTCTGACACCTTACCTCAAAGCATTTGAGGAAGCTGCATATTCAGATTTGCTGAATGAAACAGAACAGGAATCTTATACCACCTCATTTGATACCACTTACTTTGAGCGTGGAGACAGAGCCTCAAGATTTGCTTCCTACAATACCGGCATTCAGAACGGCATTTACTCAGCAAATGAAGTCAGAGCAATGGAAGATATGGCTCCTCGTGAGGGTGGAGACGTTTATCTGACACCATTAAACATGGTCCCATCTGGGGATAATTCCAATATTGATAACAAGCAGGAAGAAGCTAAAGAAGAGGACGAAAAGAATGGAACCAAATGAGTTTAAACAGGAAAAATTAACCAGAAGCTTCTCTTTTGCTTCTGAATTAAAAGAGGATGGTACTTTTAAGGGATATGCCTCTGTATTTGGCGCAATTGATTCCTACGGAACCAGCTGGGCTAAAGGCTGTTTTTTAGATACTTTAAGCGATTATCAGACTAAAAAGCGTGAAGTCCCAATGCTGTGGTCTCATGACTTTATGGAACCAATCGGCAAATACACCAAGCTTGAAGAAGATGAACATGGATTATATGCAGAAGGAAAGATCTTAACTGAGCTTCCTCGTGGAAATCAGATTTACAAGCTGATGAAAGAGGGAATTGTCACCGGTCTTAGTGTCTGTGTAGATATTGACGAATACGAGTTTGACAAGAAATCTGATTTGATTACTTTTACCAAGGTGAAGTTATATGAAATCTCTCCTTGTGTATGTCCTGCCGTGGATGAAGCAAGAATCGATGCCGTTCGCTCCTTTGATGTCAGAAAAACTGAGAATGCATTGAGATTCTGCGGATTAAGCCGTTCCATGGCTACCAAATACGCTTCTCTTATCTCAAAAGAGATGTCCAACACCAAAGATTTATCAAATGAGCCTTTAACCCGTAAGGCTGATTTAGAGTTTATCAACAACCTCATTAACAAAATTAAGTAGTCAGCGTGATGCTGACACTTCTGCGTGATGCTGTTTGAGTTAATGAAAAACTGACTATTTAATATTTTTTATCGAGGAAATTCAAAATGGATGAAGAGTTAAAGAAAAAACTTCAGGAACTTGCTTCAGAGGTTCAGAACCGCAATCAGCAGGTAGACAATCTAAACAAGTTACTGTCAGAAGCACAGGCTCGCAATGAGAATGCTGACAAGCAGATCTCAGAACTTCAGGCTAACCTTGATAAGCTTGCAGTACGTGTAAACCGCCCTACTGGAGCAGCTGTTAAGCCACAGGAAAAGGGCAGACTAGCTAGAGTTATGCGTTCTATTGGTTCAGGAAAAGAGGTTATTATTCGTTCTGATCCTGTTGGCGGTGAAGGCTCAGGTTCAGATGCTGGCTCAGGTGATACTCCAGCAGCAGAGAGCTATACTCCTGATTCAACCTCAACTCAGCCATTACTGGTATTACCTGAGTTTATGAAACAGATTATTCGTCAGGAAGATGCTACCACATTTGTCCGTAAGCTCTTTGACTGGAATACTGCTACTACTCCTGATCTCCGTGGCCGTATTGGTACTTCTATTGAAGCAAAGCATGTTGGTGAAGGCGATGAACGTTCAAAAACCAAAGGTGCTACCTTTACTGAAGTTAAACCAACCTGGTCACAGATTTACTGCAATCCAGAAGTTACAGCAGAGCTTTTACAGGATAGTAGCTATGATCTTGAGTCATGGTATATCAAAGAGACAGGTACAGCATTTGGTTTACTACTAGAAGAGGATGTAATGACAGGTTCAGGCTCTAATAATGAGTGCCTGGGCTTATTCTCAAGTGGTATGTCTACTGAAAAAGACGGTGATCGTGTTGTAACCAAGTTCCAAAAAATAGCCTGTGCAGCCAATGCTATCAACTTTGATGTTCTAAAGAGACTGATTGGTTCTGCAAAAGCTCGCTACCGTAACGGAGCTTCCTTCCTGGTAAATCATGATCTGTATCTTACTTTACAGACCTTGAAAGATGAGCAGGGGCGTTATATCTGGGAATCATCTGTAAAAGCTGGTGAACCTGATCTTTTACTGGGATACCCTGTATATGATTCTGAGTTTGTTCCTGCTGTTGCATCAGGTTCCTGTCCACTGGCTTTTGGTAACTTTAAGCTGGCATTAAAGGGTTATGACAGACCTCAGCTGAGATTTATCCGTGATGATATTACTCATAAGGGCTTTGTAAGCTTCTACACTGAAAAACGCGCCGGAGTAATGTTGCAGGATACTGCCTCAGTAAAATTCCTGGCAATCTCATAAAGTTCGTAATATAAATCCTATGTTAAAGAGGGGCATAATGCCCCTTTTTTTATCTTGGTTCTTTGTTTTTCAGGTTTATAAATATGCAATTTGCTACTTTAGATGACTTAAAACATCAGCTGAATATCGAGACAGATGTGGACTGTTCAGATGATGATCAGTTAAGAGACAGTAATTTAGAGCTGTATTTGGAAGCTGCAAAAGAAAGAATTGAGACTGTATTGAATCTTCATGTGGTTGAAAACTATCCGGAAGGAATTACGGATGATGAAAAAACTCAGTACATTCTTTATAACCACCAGATAAAGCTGGCCCATTTGATGATTGCAGCAGATTACTTTAACAATCGTGAGGAATCCGGTGCATCGAATCTGGTAATAATTCCAAATGGCGCCATGCGCATCCTTACCTCAATAAGGAGGTGGAATGCATGAGTATCTCAGTTCCTTTTGCGGGTGAATTGAAACACAGAATTTCTCTTTTCAGAAGAGTAGATCTGCCATCTGCTGATTATTCTGCTCAACAGATTGATTCCCATATCTGGACTGGCAGAGCCAAGGTAGAACCTACAGGCTCCAACTATAGGGATGACGCTCAGATTGATAACAGACCCACTCACAGAATTTGGATTAGATCTATCTCCGGAAAAACGGATCCTTTCTCTATTTCACACGGTGTAATTATCAAATTTAAAACTCAGATGTTGCGACCTACACGGGTTACGGATGCAAACGGACAGGGTAAATGGACTGTAATCGAAGCGATGGAACTTGGTTCATATAGAACAGAGGGAAATGTTTCCTCGGTGACTCTTGCAGATGAGGTGCTTGGATGAGTGGTATTCCAATCTATGTAAATGTTCAGCTCCCAAAAGGCTTAAATCCTAAAGATTATGATCGCAAAGTTGTAATGAGTGGTATTACAAAAGCTGCAAGAGGAGTTCAGAAGCTTTCTAAAAGTCTTTTGAACAAGCGAGGTGCTCCTTCTCAGCCTAATGAATATCCAAAAAGAGTTAGCGGAAACATGTGGAGACATGTCAAGGTGCATAAATCCACACGTAAAGACAGATTATGGGCAAGAGTTGAGATCGATTCCTTTAAGGATAAGTCGTTCTGGTATCCGGCTGTTCTTTTTTATGGTTCTGACAAACGTAATCTGAAGCCAAGGTTAGATGCTGTATGGGATGCACAAGCAAAGCTTGAAAAGGAATCTACAACCCTGATAGAGAATGCGTTGCAGAAAGGTTTAAAGGGGTGGTTCTAAATGGATGTTTCTTCTACTATCAAAGCATTACGTCAGCGTTGTTCCAGCTTTGGAGGCAGGGTTTTCGGTTCTGCTCAGATGGCTGCTATGGATTTAGAAGCCATTCATCCTGAAGAACATCCATCGGCATATGTAGCCTGTATTAGAGAAGATGCTATGGATGTTACTGTTACTGAAAACAGTTACAGGCAGGAAGTATCTGCTACGGTTGCAGTATACATTCTAGTAGCCAATCAGGATGATAGAGCACAGACTTCAGCAGCAAAAGCAGAACAGCTTAAAGAGGAAATTTTTAAGGCTATTTTGGGCTGGGCTCCAAGTGATGATCCTAACTCCATCTATATCTATGAAGAAATGCAGATTTTTGTCAATAATCGTGCGTTCTTAGGTATTCAGCTGAACTTTTCAATTATTTATGCTCTCGGCCCCGATGATACACGTATTCCAGACCAGCAAGCAGAAGACTTCGGTAATTTTGACACACTGAATATGAGTGTAGACAAAATAGAAACTCCTCCTGGAGCTCCAGATGGCCGAGAGGATGCCCGAGTCGTGATTGAACATTTATATGGTGATTCAGAAACCTCTGAATCTGAAAATTCTTAATCCGCGTATGCGGTTTTATATGGAGACGGAAAGATGACTGTTAGTTTTAATAACATTCCTTCATCAATTTATACTCCGCTGTTCTATGCGGAAATGGATAATTCAGCTGCGAATACCGCAACCGGAGAGAAACGCTCTCTGTTAATCGGGTTAAAGTCTGCGGATGGAATTGCACAGATCAATAAACCAATGCTGGTATCAACAGCATCAAAAGCAAAAACTCTTTTCGGTGCTGGTTCTCAGCTGGCATTAATGGTTGCAGCATATCGCAATCAGGATTCAACAGGAGAACTGTGGGTAGTCTGTCAGGAAGTATCTGACGATGAGAATGATAATACAAAGATCATTGGCACTAAAGCTACTGGTAATGTAACAATTACCGGAACATCAACTGCAGCAGGAACAATTGCATTTTATATTGGTTCTACCAAAGTTGCGGTTAATATTGCGCTTGGTGCTTCTCCAACCTCAATAGCTAGTTCCCTGGCTAGAGAGATTAATGCAAAAAGTGACATTCCTGTAACAGCTGCAGTAGATCAGACAGATGCAAATATTGTTAATCTGATCTCAAAGGGCTTCGGTGCATATGCCAATGATATCAAAATCGGTCTAAATCTTAAGTCAGCTGTTGGTGGTGAAGAAACTCCTGCAGGAATTGAGATTGCTCTTACTCAGCTGAGTGGCGGTACCGGTGTTGTAGATTATGAACAGGCTTTTGGCTGTCTTGGTGATGAAACTTATACGTTTGTTGGTATCGGTGATAATGATACCACTTCATTAGACGTCGTAAAGACAGAGTTCAATGATGCATCTGGTCGCTGGTCATACGCAAAGATGCAGTACGGACAAGTCTTTACTGCAAAACGTGGTGATGATAATTCCCTTGTAACCTTTGGTAAAACAAGAAACGATCAGCATGCTACCATTTTTGGTGTAGAAAATGATCATCCAAATCCTGTATGGGAAAT